CCCGACGCTGACGCGTCAATTGCTACGGACACGTCTACCTTCACCCAGACGCAGAACGAGAAGTCGTCAAAGTTTTACACTGACGAAGACCTCGCTAAAGTTCGTGCGCAGGAGAAGGATAAACTCTACCCTCAGATCGAGAAGTACAAGTCCGAACTCGAAGAGCTAAAGAAGCTCCGAGATGAAGAGGTCCAGGCTAAGCTCGCTGAGAAAGAAGCCAGGGATGCGGAAGCCCGCGCCAAGGCCGAGGCAGAGATGGACGTTCGGGACCTTCTAAAGCAGAAGGAACAGGAGTTCAACGAGCAGTTGGAGCGTGAACGCCAGGAGCGTGAACGCCTATTTGCAACGCTGGAGCGCGAGAAGCAATTTGCTGACATCCAGTCTTTCAAGACCGAAGTTTTGGAAGCTGAGCGGGAAAACATCATTCCCGAACTATTGGATCTTGTAGGCGGAAACACCCGCGAAGAGATCACACAGAGCATCGAGGGCTTGAAAGAGCGCTCAGCTCGTATTCTTGAGAGTGCTCAAGCAGCAATGCAGAACGCTCGTAAGGAAATGAAGGGAACGAGTGTAACAACTCCTCCCGCCGGGCCTATGGACATTAATTCGGAGCAACGTAACTACACGGCTGATGAAATTGCAGCCATGCCGATGAACGAATACGCTAAATATCGACAGCGCCTACTGAGCCCAACGGCTCAGGGACGCTCCCAGGGACTGTTCGGATAACTAACCCAACCTCAACCACTAAGTCTTTAAGGAGACAAACCAATGGCATCAGGTATTACGGGTACCGGCAATCTAGCCGCAGCCCCTACCTCATATTCGGGTACTAACACCCAGCTAACTCAGGCGATTCAGCAGATCTGGTCAAAGGAAATCCTTTTCCAGGCTATGCCAATCCTTCGCTTTGAGCAGTTCGCAGTTAAGAAGACAGAACTAGGTGTTGCACCTGGTCTTCAGATTAACTTCCTGCGTTACAACAACCTCGGAGCAGCTTCACCGCTCGTTGAAGGTGTACGTATGCAGACCAACGCACTGACCGCACAGCAGTTCTCGATCACCGTTTCAGAGCACGGATACGCACTTGCTGTATCAGAGCTTCTTCTAAACGCTTCGTTCGATGACGTAATGGCTTCAGCTTCGCGTCTTCTAGGCCGCAACATGGCCCTTTACCTAGACAAGTTGTCACGCGACACTCTATACAGCGCGACTTCTACAATCTACGGTGAGGACCGCTCAGGCCTTGCTGGTGTAAACAACTGGTACGCTTACGGAGTTAACGGTACAAGCCGTGCTTCGATGACCGGTCAGAACTACCTAACCCCTCGCACCGTCAAGGATGCAGTTGAGACCCTCTCGACCAAGAACATCCCAAGACTAGGCGAGACCTACGTTGCGTTCGTTCACCCGCACCAGAGCCGTCGCCTACGCGACAACCCAGAGTTCATTGAAGTAACCAAGTACGCAGCTCCAGGTAACTTCATGCTCGGTGAAATCGGTCGTCTATATGACACAGTATTCATCGAAACAACTCAGATCGAGAAGGTAACAAACGGTGCAGGTTCAGGATACTCTGCTGACACCGCAGTTGCTGCTGGCAGCATTTCTTACCCAACTGGTGGAGGTTACACTACACCAATCACAAAGACCGGTAACGGTAACAAGGATCGCTACACAGCTATCTTTATTGGTGACAATGCATTCGGTCACGCAATCTCTCTACCAGTTGAGCTCCGCGATGGCGGTATCCTTGACTTCGGTCGTGAGCATGCGCTTGCTTGGTACGCAATCTACGGCCTAGGTCTAATCACAGATCAGTCTGTAGTTCTAGCAGAAACCAACTAATTTAACCCGTTAGGGGGCGGGCCTTAAAATCCGCCCCCAACACAAACTTACAGGAGAATAATAATCGTGGCAAAAGCAAAAGTAACAGACGTCACAGGACGTCAACGTGAAGAGCTAATTAAGCAAAACGCTGAAGCTCTCGCAAAAAGATCAGAAGAGATGTCCATTGCAACTGCAGTAGATGCAATACGCATGGAGACAGAAG